CATGCGGGTCGAACCCGCGAACACCTGACCGCCGATTAGGTTAATCGGTTCTAGCCCGTACGGGGCATCAACAGTCGGGTAAGCCATATTTAGCTCCTAGTTAAGATTTGCCTTTACCAAAAGACGTAGAGGACTTGCGTTCCTTAAAGAGAGGCATGCGAGCATCGTTCTCTCTCATAAGGCTGTTGTCCACTGCGTCCGTTTGAGCTTGCGCCTGATTCAAGTAATACCCGTTTCGTTGGCTAACAAACTCTTCGGGGGTCTTGCAAAGTAGAAGTCCGCCAATTTCGATTGAGTCCTTGAACTGGCTATTGGAATCTACATAAAAACGCATTTCGGGGTGGTCTTCCAGTTTGACTGGCTCCCATCCTTCACGCAGTTTGGAGGAGACGTTGCGATTGTCTGCTTGACCAACCATGCTGGTACGAATCCAGCGATATGCCCAGCCCGGCTTCTTTTCAAAAGACGGTAAAAGTTCCGGTGGCGTCCAAGCTTCAGGGCGCTTAACAGATTCGGAAGTTTCTAATTCACGGGACAGTCGATTTTCAGCCATTTGCATTCTCCTTCATCAATTCACGAGCATATTGCTCCGGTGTAATTCCAAGCTTCTTAGCAAGGCTAACTTGCGTCTTGGTCAGCACGATTTTTCTGGGCGCGGTGCTTCGCGTTGCCGGTGCAACAACCGTGGCCTTTGCGCGAGGGGTAGGTTTTGCCTGCTCCTGCGTACCCCCAAAATACTCGGGGAATCTCTTGCGCATTGTGTTATTAATGCGGCTGTAGTAGTCATCAGACCTAGGGTCGATACCACTGTTTACCAGCTTCTCATGCAGCCCCAAAGCCAAGCTGGTCATTTCTTCGTCGGTTCCAAACCAAGGATTCTTTTGTTGCCAAGAGGATGCCTTCGGGTCGGGCCGAGAAACTTGGGGCCGTTGTGGTTCTGTATATACTTGAGTATCTTGTTCTTGTAAAGCTTTTTGTGCGCTAAACTGCGGCCGATACCCAGTAGCCTGCTGTATCCGCAACTGAGCATTAGTTAACCGTTGCTGCGCTTCAACAACGCGCTCGGTATCACCAGCATCATAAGCTTCCTTATATTCGCGCTTTGCGATATCAAACTCACGCTCCGCAGCTTCGCGCATGGAGTGAATGAGCATTTCTTCGCCGGAAGAAAGCGTGGCCTTAAGGCGTTTGTTTTCCTCGATGATTTGTTGGGCAACACGGAGAGCTTCCAGACGTTCGCGGTCAGTGGCTTCCTTGGCTCGGCGCTCGTCGTGCCAAACTTTCTTAAGCTGCGACATCCGAGTACGGACGCGCTCCGAATAATCGTTAAGCTCGTCTGCCTCTAATTCCTGAACTACATTTTCAGGAAGTGGCTCTCGTCCCCGGTCGTCTTCAGGGGTATCGTCCTCAACTTCAAAGTCGCTTTCGGCGGCTTCTACTTGTTGTTCTTGAGTCTCTTGTGATTCATCTGGAAACTGAAACTCAACCATTTCCATGTTATTTTCTTGCTCTGCCATTATTTACTCCTTATGCACGGCTATAGCCGCGTGGGTCGTCAACGACTGCCTCAACTGTGTCATCGTTAATCAGACGGAACTCACGACCATGAATCTTAATGCGAGTACCGGCGTAAGCACGACACAGGATAAAGTCTCCCTCCTTACACCAAGGTCCGGTGGGGAAGCGCTGTGGGTCCTTGTAACATTGGGCACCCATTTTTAAGACAAAGAGAATAATCGTAGAAGTTGCTTCAATCTCTTTGGTCTTATCAGCCTTAATCAGACCATTTTCGTAGGTATCGCCAACATCAGGAACCGCACACAAAATTCGGTAGCCCTTCGGCTCCGGCAGTTGCGACGGCTTTTCTTGCGTGACTTCTTCAGTCATCGGAATGCTCCAGTTGATTTGCAAGGTCTTGGATAATTACTTGCGCAGCCAAGAGACCTCGGGCTTGCCCACACAAAAACTGATATTGCGCAAAGTCTTCTAGGTTGCCATTAACCAAACACTCTGCGATGTTGTTGCGCTCTTCTCCGATTTTTTTAACCAGATAATCAAGCGTGTCGTTCATTTTTATTCCTTATTTTGCGGCTTTTGCTTTGTTAGTTGTTGCTGAAGCTGCTGGGTATTCTTAACCATATCCATACCCATACGAACACCTTCAGTTTCTTGCTGCTTATCAATCTGCTTGTTTCTAACCGTTGCTTCCATACCAAGCTTGGCACCGGCCTTCATTTCTTCAGACTCAATCTTTGCCATGCTGGACCGTTCTTGCGATTCAATCCGCATACGTTCAATGTCAAGGCGTTGCTGCTCAATCTGCACATCAGCCATCGCCTTCTGTTCCTTCATCATCTGCTCGCGCTCCTTAATCTCCAGCTCCTTCTGCTGAATCATCACGAGCGGGTCTTGCGCTTGCTGTTGGGCCTGTTGTTGTTGGGCTTCTGCAGCGTTCTTCTGACTGAGTTTCCCAGCGGCAGCGGCGACCAGACGCGACAGGTCAACCTCAACATCTTCCGGCAATTCTTCATCGGGCTTGGGCAACGGCACACCAAGCTGTTCTTCAATCTGCTTGCGGTATTCAAATGCTAAGTGTTCAGCAATATGGGCTTGAATAGCAGCTTGAATCTGTTGTGCGTTAGGAGATTGCCCAACTAAAGCAGCGAGCTTCGGGTCTTGCATGAACGCCATATGTGTTTGGATATGTGCTTCATGGTCCTGATAGATGAACGCCTTATTAGGTACGTTATTCAGGAAGTTCATATTCTCAGACACAGGGTCCTTCGGCTTCATCTCATCAGAGCGCGGAATTAGCTTGTTTATGTTCTTAACCCCAAGCACCTCACACATCTGACGATTGAGTTCTTTCATGTCATAGATGTTTGGCGCAGTCTGTGCCATCTGCATAACTGCTTGATACTGAACAACTTTCTGCGACATAGTGGCAGCGTTGGGGTCGCTGACCGGAATAACTTCTACGTTGTCGTAATCACTCTTGCGTGCGCGCCGATTGCCAACCTCCGGGTCAAACTCATATTCCTCGGGGGCATAGTCACGAATAATCCCAGCAAGGAGCTTGAACTCCTGCTTCATCGTGTAGTGAATCCGCGCCTGCACAGCCGACATAATTTTCAGTGTGCGCTCAAGAATAGCCAGAGTTGTACCCACCGGGGCTTGCGCAGACATATCTGATACTTTCATATCTGCGGCACTAGCGAAGCGTCGGCCCTCTTCAATAATCTGATTCATCAGTCCCATAAGAACTTGGCTGGGTTCTTTATAGGGAAGCGGTAGGATGTTGTCGCGCAACGTACCAGAGGCCACATCAACGTCACGCCATTCAGCGGGAGCAATCGGAGTGTCATCACCCTTAACCCGCAGGCCACGAGACTTAAAGCCGCCCGGCAGGTTAGACAGGGTACCCGCATCAACAAGCTGACGAATCAACATCGTGCCCGACTTGGCATACGCGCCAATCAGGTGGATAAGGCCCAGACAGTAGAAGCCAAAGCCGGGGATATATCCGTAATGCACAAAGTGCTGGCGCTTCTGTTTAGCTTCGTCTTCCGGGTCCCAGTTACGGCGAATAGCAAGAACAGTCTGAGTGCTCTTATCAATAGTCACAACGTAGGGCAGGGCAATCCCGGTTTCTTCTCCATCCTCGTCCTTGTCTTCGTCGCCCGGCAGGACCAAGTCAACGTGCATCTCAAGAATCTTATACCGGTCATCAGCGGTGGCTTGAAAGCCCATCTTCTCAGCAATCTTCTTCTCGACTTCATCAAGCACGTTGGTCGGCTCGCCAAGGTCCACATCACGATAGAACCCAGACACTTGAAGCTTGCGAATCTCGTTCTCAGTCTTACGCATCACGTGAGTTACACGCTCTGCAGTCCGAAGGTCTGACGCTCCATACGGCACCAACATATCTTCTGCCGGTACGTACACAGCAGCTTGACGATTGAGGTACGGGTCAAAATAAATCTTCTTGAAGGCATTGCCAGCTAGACCCAAACCCCACAACATGCGCTCATGCTCAGGACGATACTCAGGCATTTCTTCCGTAAGTTGATAGTTCATATCCTCGCGCACGCGCTCGGCTGCCTCTACCTTCTCTGGGGTTTCTTTACCGACAATCTTGGTCTTTACCGGACCCGCTGCAGGGAACGTATCCATGATGGTCTCGCTCTGAAACTTGACCAGAGCTTCTGCAAGCAAGGGGTGATACACGGCGCAAGCACCCGGCCACGGCTCGGTACGGTCTTCTAACTTAATACCAAGCAGCTCAAGACCGTCAACATACGTCTCAAGCCAATCACGGCGAGATGACACATCGTTCTGAAAATCACCCAATAAGTCACCAGCAAGCTCTGTTAGCTGGCCTTCATCCATGTCTTCTGCGAGGTTCGCATTAAAGTCATCCTCGTCTTCTTCGCCCGGCTCAATCGTAATCTCCAGCCCATCCATACCAATAGTTACGCTCTCGGGGTCTTCAATCTCAATCTCGATGGCAGGCTCCATCCCCATAAGCCCTTCTTCCATCTCTTCGTCCAACCCTAGAGGGGCGGGGTTTAGTGCCTTTTGAATATCCATCGTATGTCCTTTGCTTTACATCGCGTAGAATCGTTTGTCTTTAGAACCTCTAAAGCCCGGTAATTCGTCTTTATAATCAGAATCAAGGCGCAAGAACCCACCACGCCTGAACCGAAGTAGTGCCTGCGTCATACTATCCACCAAGTCATCATGCTCACCTGACGGGAACGACGCCACTTCTTCTACTAATTCTTCTGCCCAATTAGTATTTGGCACCCATACTCTACCAGAAGCAAAAATATCAGCCACGGCATTCAGTCGTGCAATCTTGTCATTACCCCTCGACGGGGTGAATTCTTGTACCGGTATCCCCCGCGCCCTAAGTTCAAACACCAGCGGCGCACCAGCGGCTTTTGCTTCGATGATTAACGAATCGGGTTGCCACTCTACATATTCTTGGTGGGCTATTTCTTTAAGCTCAGGGAACTCCATACGCTTCTTAAATGCGTTTAGCAGGATGATATTGGCCTGCGCCGTACCTGTATCGTCGTCCTTATAGAACACACCCCACGTAGTACACGCAGAGTAGTCAGCCCGCTCGCTTTTAAGGAACGCCGTGTCCCAAGACTGAATAGTGAACTCGCAGTGGGGCGGGTCTTCTTTTTCCCAGATGTTCCACCACTCCCGCTTGATGATGGCTGACACGTCGCTTGTCGGGTCTTGCTGGTACTGTGCCATCCACTTTGCGTGGGGCAGTTCTGACTTCAGGGCTTCTAGTTCTTTCTGGGACCAAAACTGAGGCCATAGGGGTCGTCCCGAAGGCAGGATTGCAGGGAACTCAATTACTTCCCACTCTTCCCCACTGCGTTGCGCAGCGGCTTTTAGAACTTGCCCCGTGAGGTCTTTTTTAGACCATCTCGTCATCACGACGACAATAGAACCCCCCGGCTGCAGACGCTGCCGTGGACCCGAAGTATACCACTCGTAAGTTTTGTCGTAAATCTCTGGATTAGTTTCGCTAAGTGCGGCTTCTTGTTCCGAGTGTGGGTCATCAATGATTAGCAGGTCCGCGCCCTTACCAGTCACAGCACCACCCACACCGATAGCGAAATAGTCACCCCCAGCACTTGTGTTCCAACGTCCTGCAGCTTGAGAGTCAGCCCGCAGCCCTACGCCGGGGAAGACTTCTTTATAAATATCACTATCTACTAGGTTACGGACTTTCCGACCAAAGCCTACGGCTAGTTCGGCGGTGTGTGATGTTTGGATGACCTTCTTTCCGGGAAAGTTGCCCAAGAACCACGCAGGAAGTAGGTATGAGGCAAATTCAGACTTTGTGTGTCGTGGCGGCATGTTGATGATGAGTCGCTTAACTTCTCCGCGAGCCACCCTTTCAAACGCTTGAGCCATCTTTTTGTGATGTGCACCGTCAATAAACGAAGGCCAAACCTTGTGTACAAACGACATAAAGTTAGTTTGCGCCAGTTCAGTCTGTTTTTTGCCTTCATATTCTTCTAATAACACCAGAATGTTCTGCTGCTCGTGTTCCGGCATCTTAGGCAACGCTGCTTTTAGCTTATTTGCTAGTTCAGGCGTCATCTTCTTCGTCTTCTGGGCTGTAGTCTTCTTCGTCTGTGGCGTCTAAGCCCAGTTCAGCGTCCAAATCTACATCTAGAGCCGGATTTTCTTTAATTTCAATGACTTCTGCGTCGATATATCGGTTCAATTTCTTCAAAATCTCAGCCTCGATGTCGTCGCTACGCTTGTATTTCACTTCTACGTTCAATTTTTCAGCAAAAAGACCTACATCGCTGATTTTTCCAAGCAGTTCTAGAGCACGAATACGAATTTTAGCGTCTTCGTTTTCTGATTCCTCAAGGAGTCTGTTCGTTACGAAGGTACGCAGCCGGGTTGCGGCGTTAAGAAGTTCATGGTCATACGACGATAAAAGAGCTTCTAGCTTTAATACCGCACCGGGCGTGACCTTTTTGGGGTTAAGGCGCTTTTGTTCGGTGAACAGCTCGTGTGCTTCTTGCTCGTCTTGCGGCGTAATTGCTACGTCAGCACCGTTCTTGATGAGTTCTCTAACGGTTTCGCACAGGGCGCGAGCTTTCTCCCTGAAGTCTTCAATTTCTTCAGGTGTAGTGTTGATGGGTAGGGGGATGCCTACCTCTGGGGTAATCACTAGTGGCATTTTTTAAATGCGTGGTTCCATCCACGGGGGGTGTTTCTAAAAACAAGATACAGCAAGAAGTCTAAATAAGTCAAGGGGGTGGGGGGTCTTTTTTATTTACGTGTTCATTGTAGTGGTGTATGCGATGGCAGTTGGCACAAAGCACAATACATTTCTCTTCGATTTCTTTGTAGGCGGCAGCGTATCTACGGTTCTTTATAAGGTTGTTTACGTGTTGCTTGTCTGGGTCATTAGGGGTTACGTGATGGAAGTCGAAGATGGCTGGGTGTGAAGCTCCGCAGTGGGCACAAGCTAGAGAGCATTTGTATTCGTGCCATTGTTCTTTGTACTTTTCCTGCTGGATGCGATTCCGTTCTATACAGGCAGTTTTGTTCTTCTCGTAGTACTGCTTACCGTATTTTTCATAGTGGGTATCGGCCATGTGCAGGAGGTTATGGATGTTAGTGGGGGGTAGTTTAGACAGGTTGCATGTAACTGTGTTGGTAAATGTAAAGAGGGGGGGGGGGGGGTCTTTTTTAATTTAGTTGGCTATGACTGTGCACATTACGGTGCATAGCGGCGCTGGCGGAGTCCCAACGCCAGTCTTGGGGGTCGGGGTGCGGTGGGGGTCGGGCTGGCGACGTACTAAGCGCCGTTTAGTA